GTGAAGTGGATTGCGAGTCTCTTTATACTCAGTGCGATGAGTGTGAGAGGTCTTGTTGATTACATATATTTCGATATGATATTCTCTATGATAGGTCTCTTATTATGGGTATGGGTCTCAGTCATATGGAAAGATCGTGCATTAATCATGTTGAATATCGTAGGTTTCTTACTTGTTCTACGAAACTTCTTAGAGACTCTAGGATCGGCGTAAGTGTCTACGAAACGCAAAAAGGGCACTATGAGTGCCCTTAATGTATATTGAATGAGTTGTAAATCGGTTCGGAACTTTGTGTCTTCGGATTATTTTTCTTTATCCCATAACCACATAAAGAGAAATGGTAATCCTACAGTCGCAACACCAAATAAGAGTGTATATACGACTACTTCATATATGTTATTAAAAGGACTTAGAGAATCCATAGTTTCAACCAGTAGTCACTACTAGGATCGACAAGTTCGCCTGATGCACCTCTATCTAGATATAATAGAGATGTTTGTTTAGACATGTCACGATAGTCGTGTTCCCAATGAATGTATGATGAGTCTTCATCGCCACCGATACCACGCCATTGTGCAGGAAATGATGGTCTAACATTCTTCTCCCACATTTTATTGAGTTCGTCATTTCTCTCTCTATCACCTACGAAATACTTTCCTACGATGCCTGGTTGCATAGGAAGTAAGAATTCCTCATACTCGCCTTCTATGAAGTGTGCAAAGGTTTCATACTTAGATATAATGTCTTTGTCGAACATCTTTTGCACAAAGTCAGGATGATCGCCATATATGTGTTGATAGAACGATGTTTGAAACATAGTTGATTCTGTCTCTGTCCAGTCTAAAGGCATGTTGAGTGTCGCCCAATTGTTCTCTTTGATTTTCTCTTTCTGGTCATCTGCAAGTTCATATGTTGTATGTGCAGGATCGCCTTTCTCTGGTATAGACGAAAACAATACAGAATGCATCAAACCTCTCGGCATGACATTTGCATCTATGAACATCGTTTTGTCATGATTACCAAATAGTGTGTTCTTAAATAGTTCTCTCTGATGAAAACTATGATGTGGTACCTCTTGATCACTATATTGCGCCTTCAAGAATTTTACAGGTGATACATTTGCAGGATCGCCATCGTATATATCTAACTTTTCGAAGTCTTCCATATCATAGTCTGATATAACAACGAATCGACATATCTGCATACCCTCATGCACAATAAGTCTTTGTCTGTCTAGATGAGTCTTCAATGCATGGACATCTTCTGGTGTCACATTGGGGTCATCCTTCATACATAGTGTAGTTAAATTAAATGCCATTTCTAATTTCTCCTCATTCGTGCCAAATCTTTGGCGTAATTTTTATCTTCTTTAAATACTGGTACAAGATTAGACTTATGCATAGTTGCGATGCCTAAGAGTTGTCTTTCTCCTGTGTATGTCATTGTCTCTCGTTTAGGTGTAATACACCCATTGTTAGATGATGATACATAAGACGGATACTTTTCTCTATGTTTCTGCGCTTCAGACATCACTTGGTCATATTGTCTTTGTTGTCTTGCAATTAACTCATTATATTTAGTGCGTTTAGATTTAGTTTTAAGAGAATTAGTTTTTCTCTTGCGACCATGCATATCATAACGCAGACTATTTACTAAATTTATTGTTCCCATAATATAATTATACTATCAATCTATTCTTTTAACAACCTTTTTTTACACATAATTTATGTTTATATTGACTCTAATGTTCTCATCAGTTTGACCTACACTACGATGTTTGATTGCACCATCGAATATAACAATTGAGTTCTCTTTTGACTCTAGTATAGTTCCGTCTTCAAACTCTGTATAACCATTACAGTTGTTTATACTGAGAATACCTACAGTGTGTTTAGTTCTTATTGTGTCTGTATGAAATCTGCATTTAGGATAGTTATCTGAATCTCTTAGTGTTTGTCTAGTGTGACAATTAACTTTGATACGAATAAGATGACTCATAGGTAATCGACTTATAACAGGCACACCTATCTCTTGATATAACGACATATCTGGTATATCGCCTCTGTTGAATATATCATTACCAAATACAAATCCCTCTGTATCATCGTAATCTGCAATTGCAAATCTATAAAACCACGGCATGATTTGTTTCTCGTCACCATTCAATAATAACGATTGCATACTATCAAACACATCTTGTGGTAAAAAGTTATCTATTCTATCAAACATATTCTATCCACCCTGTCGCAATATACTTATCACTCTTCAATGGTGGATTTCCTCTATGTAAGTGTGTAAATCCGCTCGGCCATATTACAAATCTATTCTTTCTAGGTATCAATCTAATACTCTGATATAGAAACTCTGTCTCACCACCATCATATACATCGTTGAGATATAACATGAATGCAAGTAGTGTGTGTTTAGAGTCAAGTTGATTACAATGTTCTGAGTGCCAATTGTGATAACCACCTTGTGGCGATGTCTTCTGCACTTTGATGTTAGATACAAATATATCGTTATATGTGCCTGACTCTAACACAGGATATTTCTGCAACCAACTATCTAATATTTCTTTGTTGATTGATTCTACTATCTCTTTTGTTCGACCACTGAGTGCATCTGACATTTGTGTATAGAACATCGATGTATCTTTCTGTCTTAATGGATTACCACCATAGTCTGATCTTTGTAATGTAAGACCTAATTCATCTGCCTTATCGAAGTCGTTTATGATTTCGTCTAAGAGTATATCATCGAAATAATCATCGAGTGTAAGTATGTGTTCGCCGTGATCAGTCCAGTTCATCGTTTCTCCCAAACCATACTAGTAAGACATATCTATCACCCTGTAATATGGGGTCTACACTATGCCAAACTTCTGTTGAGTTGTTAAAAGATACTACAGTGCCTATTGCATTATCTACACGAGTGCCATTTACATTGATATTACCACCTCTGTAGTCATCGTTGAGTAAGATCATCATAGTTCCAGTGTCATTCGAGTCTGCAATATCTTTATGTGGTGGAAAAAATGTATCTTGATGATAATGTGCGACTTGCATGAAATTGATTGTGTCAAAATCTGGATGATCTGGCACTATCGCTTCGAATACTTGTATAATTTTCTTAAACTCTTTTGTATTGTCTTCTATTACTGAGTAATCTATACCAGTGTGATGTTCGTATTTGTATGACATGCCTGGTTTTACATCGATTGGTTGAAATTGTTGAAAATCTGTCTCTTCTACATCACTGAATGGCAGATTTGTATGTTGTTCTATAATGAGATCACAACCCTCTTGTGTGATGTTAGAAGGAAGAATCATAATAAAATCATCGTATCTAGTTATGTCTTGCATATCATTATCGTATAGTTCTTGATGTTCTTCTTCTACTACTTGTGTAGGTTGGTCGAATCCCTCTACAACACTTTGTGTAAACTCGCCTAAATCAAACTTTGGTTTCTTAATTTCACTCATGATATGGGATGATAAAATAATACTTGTGTAAATCTCCAGTTATCTTTGTATTTATTGTAGTCTTCGATATATGCACCATGCATACGATTACCAGGAAATATCACTGCACGATTAAATTTTGCAGGTATGACTCGTTCTAAATTAAATCTCTCTTCTACAGGATATAGTAATGACATATTCTCATCGTTAGTAATCCATTCGCCGTCATATACAGCGGTACCACCATCTTCTTCTTTATCTAGATATACTAGAAAATTCAATGTAGATAGATTATCAGGTCGATCTAACGGACTATCGACATGAGGATAGTGTTGTAGTTTGTTATCGAACATATTGATAGTTTGAAAACAATTGAACTCAATTAATTGTTTCCAGTCGTAATCACCTTTATGAAAATATCTACGACATAAATCTAATAATCTATTATGTTCGTTCCAGTATAATCTAGTCGGATGTCCTACAGTGTCTACGATACGACAATCATTGTAATCGATACCATTTTTTGTAGAGGACTCTGTGTTGTATTTCCACATAGGGTATTGTCTGTTTGTAAGATGTTCATATATCTCGTCTGCATTCTCATAGAAATTATCTATAGTAATACAGAAACCATCAAACTCATGATTGTCGAAGTTCTCTCTTATCTTGTATAGTTCGTCTATTTTATATGTCTTGTTCATTTTGTTTTAACCAATCTCTGTAGATCATAGGATTTTCTGTTGTTTCTAAATATTCTTGATACTTCTCTTTATTCTCTTTTGATTTAGTCATAGTATCGACCCAACCAGTAGACGACTCTTGCCATTGTTTTGTATTCTGATATAAGTCTTCCCAATCATGAGGTGTGCCTGCATTGAGTGATGTAGGGTTCTTTGCTCTTTCAAATGCCTGGCCTTGTAGAGTTCTTGGTGTCTTGTCTTCTTTACTCATGATCTAATATCGAATAATCAAAATCATCACCATGATGATATGACCCTAAATCCTCTGCATGTTGTAAGTTAAATGATATTGCAATCCTTTCTATGTCTTCTTCTTGTTGTGACAATGGCACACAATGTTGCATGTAGCTCGGCCAAAGTAAGAAATCTCCTGTTTTAGGATAAAAACTCATGTCTGTTTGGGCACCTCGTGTGCCCATGTAGTCGATTTGATCGTGTCCTTCTATCTGCATTGTCTCGTCTCTTGCACCATGACCAAAAACAGAACTCATGTTTGGGTTGAAGAACTTGATAGGCATACTATTACCATCTGCAAGAGGATAATATGTGCCTGATATTCTGGACTTCACATGATTGTGTGACTCATGACTATGTGGTTTGTTGTAGACACTGACCCATGCGAATAAATGTATATGATGTCTGTTGAATGGTGTCTCAAAAAAGAATTGTGATTTGATGAAATCAATATAAGAGTCTTTCATCTGATTTGCAAAAGAGTTAAACCATGATTGTTTGTGTGTCTCTTCTCTTGCATCGTTATCAAAATATGTTGTATACTCTGTCTCAGTATTACCCTTTGATATACGACTTACTATGTCTCTACAATGATTTGATACTATTTCATGGTCTAGATTTACAGTACCATGAAACATAGGTGTAGGAAATACACTAAAGTATTTGCCTTTGTTAGGTGCATATAAGTTTTTAGTCTGTTGTTGAATCGGTTTCATTCATAGTCACATTACGATAATATATAATAACCTCGCCCATTTGTTTGATATATCTTTTGAGTTCTTGCATGTCTTCTGCCATGACTTTGTAGTCACCGATAGTAGTTGCAACGAACAGTATTTCACCATTGTTCTGTTCTTTCATCTCATCTAAGAATCTATCCATATATGTATAACCCTCTGGCCAATCTGGATTATCTCTTTCAGATATATCACATGACTTTGGTCTTTTGAGTTTCTCTGTGCCATCGTCATTGAATTTTTTAGGGTCAAATGATATTGATGGTCTACATGGATTTGTAATTACTGCCTCTGATACGACAAACCATTGTGGTGCAGTCAAAACTACTGGTCTTGGTAAATCAGGTTGCATGATATCAATCTGAATAGGTTTTGATTCTATCTGAATACTTCTCTCTGGTATTAGTGAACAACTAGTCGCTAGTATCAGGATTGGTAAGATTATATAATTCTTTAGTGTCATCCTCTATGCCCTCCATTACTAGTTCACTTGCATTATTCATTCTGTTCTCTATCAGACCAGGTTTCTTTAGTGCAAGCATATCTAGATTATGTCTTGAAAATATTTCTAAGTATTCTGCCTTTTCTGCCTCGATTTCTGCATTTCTTCGAGTCATGTTCATAAGAGACTTACCCTGTTTCTCGTATGACTCTTTGAGTGCCGACATCGCCTTTTGTTGTTCTTCTACTGCATTCTCTAATTTGATGTTGTTTTCTTTAAGTGTCTCATTTTGTGTATATAAAAAGAAACACAATCCACCTAATACAATGATTGCACCGATTGTTAATTGATTCATTATGCCTCTCTATCTATATCCCAACGAACAATATTCTTACCTTCAAGAGATGGTCTTTTCAACCAAAATTTCCATTGTTCTTGTTGTTGTCGCCATTCAAAGTGCCATGGTGCATTTTCTCTTTCTGCATCTAAAAACACTGCATTAGTAAATGCAATAGGTAATAATACTGCAAAGTGAATAACTAGACTTGTTATTGTGCTGTATCCCAACCAACCCATGTAATACGATGCAAGAAATCCAAAGTAAACAGACCACATTGTGAATAACACCATTGTGAAGTAAGTCTGTAGACTAGGGTCAGGTATGTATTTTAACGGATTGTATCTATTATCCATGACTAGTCGCCATGAATCAACGACAAACATAATCGCTCTTCTGTGTAGAGGTGGTTTTCTCATAGTTTTCTCCTATAGTAATACGATTGTGAATGCAATAAACATAAATGCTATCACAATCATTTTCTTAAAATCATTCCATTTAGGATTCATAATCTTCTATAATATAATTCAATCCAGATGATGATCTAAATTCGACAACTCTATTGTCTTCATCTCTAAATTTTAAATGTTTCTCTTTCTGTATCAGAATCTTTTTTGCAATATAATGTTTATCATCATTGTTACCATATTCAGTATCAAATGATACAGTTATACGATAATATTGTATAAAAAAACTCTTCAACCATCGCCAAAAATTGTCCATAATTGTATTTAGTCGTTATTTCTAAGTTCTTTTAGAGTTTCTATTGTCTCTTTTGCACTAGTGTGTAGAATACCAATACCGCCTGCACTTTCCCATGCATCAATATTTTTCTTTCTATCGTCTATCAAAACACTTCCCTCGTATGCGAAGGCAGCTTTTTGAGAACCACTCATTGTGCAAGTCACGACAACACCTGGGTCAACATATCTTTTAATCCATTCATTCTTGTCGTAGACAACTAACTCTCTGTTTACTACACCAGCGGCAGTCAAAATCTCCCACGGTGTTTCACAATGTTTAATATATCCTAATAGGTCATACATATCAACCATTGGTGGTAAGTTTGCAAACAGTCTTTTGTCTGTCAACTCTTGTTTTCTTAGATCATATTCAGTATGACCTTTATCATCATTTGTTAATGGATGTCCTAGATATGATTCACAACCTCTTAGAAAGTCGCATAACACACCGTCCATATCGACATATATTCTTTTCACTTTTCCTTTCATCATGTATATTATACGACTTTTTATTAGTCATTGTCAAGTGTATTTTCTAGTAGATATGCCTCGTTTTCATCGATAGGAACACGGTTTAGTATCTGTCTTGCGTGTACCATTTCGTGTGCTAGTGATATGTATCTTTCGTCATTGAATTTGACATAGATGTTGAGATGTGTAGTCTCTTCGTATTCTCGTGCATGTTCTATTATCGCCTGTTGTCTGAATGACGGCGGTAATTTGTAAATATTGATAACTGCATCTTTATCTGCAATCTCTAACTTATTTGCATATTTAACCGCTCTTTCTAAAATCGGTTTATGTTTACAGTATATCTCCATCTTCAACTTCTTCATCATAAAAATCAAGGTTTTTACCACCACAAAAAGGACAGATAAGTGGTTCTACATCATCTGCATTTTGTGTAGGTTCTACTTGAACTACTTTATAGTCTATCTCACAATCAGAACAATAAATGTGATGTATTCTGTGTGTCATACTACTCCTCTATTTTCTTCTCGCCAATTGCCTCTTTCCAGAGATTGTCAAACGATTTCTTTTTACCGTTTAATGTCGCAAACGGTAAATCATAGTCGTGTTCCCAAAAATCAGACCCTTTTATGTAAACTCTGACTTCGTTTTTAGTTCTATCTAGTGATCTAAAGATATGTTTATATCTTTCACTAATTACATCTTGATACTCTTCTGGTGGTAAGTATAGATGAAATGATCTATACTCTTCTGAGTCCATTAGACCACTGTTCAAATTCTGTAAAACCACCTATGTATTCACCGTGTGCAGTAATCTGTGGGAAAGTTCTTGCAGTAGGAAACTTTTCAAAGAGTTGTTCTCTTGTAAAGTCTTCGTCTAACATCTTATAAGAATATTCATATCCTTCTCTCTCACAAAGATTTTTCGCTTTCACACAATACGGACATTGTGGTTTACTGTATATCTCTATCATTCTAACTCCTTTTGAATAAAATCACTTAATGTTTGTATATCTTGGTCACTTAACATACTTGCCTGTGCCCACATTGTCGATGACATTGCACCAACTTGTTCTCTATTTTTATATGCATATAGTTTTTCACTGATATAATCAGAAGTTTGACCTGCAAGTTTAGGAAATGCACCCATACCTTGACCTTTTTGACCATGACAGGCGGCGCAACCAGCCCAAAGACCTCTGATAGAACTGAACTCATCAGCACTTGCAAGTTCTTGTTTCTTTTGTTCTATTTGTGCAGGTGTGCCGTTCTCTTCTACATATTTTACATAACAGTCACCTGTGCAACTGTGGGCACTCTCGTAACCCTTGTATTCTAAACTGTTATATGCCATAGTTATAGTGCCATACATGAAACCACATATGCCTATAATTAAATAAAATGCTTCGTTTCTCATAATTTAAAATCCTGAAATGTGTCATCATTGACATCTTGTTTAATACCACCTATCACATAAGATTCTATCTCTGTTTCTTGTGGTGCGTTTTGTAGACCTCTACTGTTCAACCAGTGTCGTGTCCAAGGCAGAGGATTATTTGCACTAGAGACATCATAGATAGGGTTCAAACCTATCATTCTCATTCTCTTGTTTGCAATATACTCAACATATTTATTGAGTAAGGGCACTGATAATCCTATCATAGAACCATCTTTGAATAAGAACTCTGCCCATTCTTTTTCTTGTGTCACTGCATCTTCATACATCTCGTATACTTCTTGTTCACAATCCTTCATGACTTGATTCATAATCTTATCATTCTCATGATTTTTGTATACTTTAAGTATATGTTGTGATGTTGCAAGGTGTTGTGCCTCATCTCTTGCAATGAAAGATATAATCTTTGCACTGCCTTCCATGAGTTTTAGTTCACCAAATGCAAAACTACATGCGAATGATACAAAGAATCTGATACCCTCTAATATGTTTACTGATACTAATGCAAGATATAGTGCCTTGTATAGATCGTAATCATCTACTTTAAGACCTAGTAATCGTCTTCTGCCTAGTTCTATGAAATGGTCATATTTCTCTGTGACCATCTCTGCTCTCTTAATGATTGCATCTTCGTCTAGTATTGTATCGAAGATATCACCTGGGTTTGCATACACATTTTTAATAATGTGTGTATAAGACCTACTGTGTATGGTCTCCATAAAATCCCAGGTGATAATACATGATTCAAGTTCAGGCAAAGTCACGAATGGTAAAAATGCTATGGAAGGTGCTCTGCCTTGAACTGAATCTAAAAGAGTTTGATATCTTAGATTAGATGTAAAGATGTGTTTTTGTGCATCGTTGAGTTGTTGATAATCGTTTCTATCTTTTTGTAGAGATACTTCTTCTGGTCTCCAGAAATACCCTAATTGTGTCTGAGTTAATTTGTCAAATACAGGATATTTGAATGTGTCGAATCTCTGAACATTTAGTTCAGGACCAAAAAAAGGTTTTTGTTTTGTAAAATCTATTTTCTCTCTGTTAAATACTGTCATTTCTTTTCTACTCTTTCTAAGTGGTCAAAATTATTCACATATTTTCCATAATCTGAATTATAATAATTATCACTAAACTCTTGCATAGCTTTTTGTTTCGGTGATGAAGTTCTCATCTCTTCACCAGTATTAAAATCTAGTTGCACTCTGCCATTACTAAATCTATTTTTACGACCGTCTAAATCAAGTGCATACTTTTGATTATTACTATTGGGTCCTATATTGACATCATGCTGTATACCGTAGTTAAATCCTTCTATCTCACACATTTTACTGTCTGCATTAAAAAAATGCACAAATAAGTGATAACTATACTCACCTAACAAATAGTCTCGCCAGTGTGGTATGTTAGGACCTTGATATAATAAAATATCGCCTGGTTCTAATGATACTGATTTGCAATTATTTTTTTTTCTTAATCTCTGTGGTATATCTTGCGAATCATTCTTGACTATTTCTGCATCTACACCTGCATAGTTTTTGTCATTTCTAACCCATATCGGCCATGGTGTGTTGTCGTCTGTCAAATAATCTAAACAAAGTGTTGCACTAATCTCACACGATGGTCTATCAGTGTGTGAACCTAGATATGCACCTCTCACATATTTTCTTGTATACGAGTAAGTCTCTCGTAAGTCCATGTCTATGTAGTCTTTTAACTTCTTATGTATATAACTCTGTAATGCTATTCCCCACGGTGTGCAATAACCACCATCAGATTTACCTATCGATGATAGAGGATTTTTATATGTTATATCTTTCTTTTCTGTTTTTAGATATGCATTACCAAACTCTTCGTCTGATCGCCACATATCCATTGCCATATCTATGATTTCTTTTGGTAAGAAATCTCTCAAAACTACATAACGATTCTTCATCAATTGCCATGTGTGTTTGTTAGTAGAACCAGTTATATACTTATCCGTTTCTTCATCCCAAAATCTATATTTTACTGTCTTTTCTTCAAATTGCACAGGCATCGCATTCTTCCTCATCACTATTATTATGTGTCAATGGTGGTATGTAGTCATTCATCGCTGAATTAGGGTCTGTAATTACATCTTCTACTTTACCATCCATAGTATTATGATAGTAAGATGTTTTCCAACCATATTTGTATGTTGTCAATAAGTCTTTTGCCATTATAGATACAGGAACTTCACCATTCTCATAATTTTCAGGATTGTATGACCAATTACCTGATATCGCTTGATCAAAAAACTTTTGCATAACAGATACTACATTTATATATCCTGTATTATCTGGCATATCCCATAACAAAGTATATGCACTCTTTAAATGTGAGTATTGTGGCACTATTTGTTTAAGTGTGCCTTTCTTACTCTTCTTAACTGATAAGTAATCTCTTGGTGGTTCTATGCCATTTGTTGCATTTGATGTCACACTAGATGACTCACTTGGCATTTGTGCAGTAAGTGTAGAGTGTCTAAGACCATAATCTAATATATCTTGTCTTAGTTTCTCCCAATCACACACTAAATTATTTGGTGTAATCTCATCGACATCTTTTTTATATGTGTCAATAGGTAATATACCCTGTGAATACTTAGTTCTATGAAAATACGAACATGCACCTTTCTCTTTTGCCAAGTTCATAGAAGAGTTGAGTAAATGATACTGAAACTTCTCCGTAAGTTCGTGGACGAGACTCCAGGCGTCTTGGTCACTATATTTTACTCTGTTTTTTGCAAGATAGTGTGCAAGACCAATGTATCCTATACCTAGACTTCTTCTTGCGATTGTTGATTTCTGAGCGGCTGATACTGGATATTCTTGATAATCTATCAGTTCATCTAGACCTCTTACTGCGAGATCACAAATGTCTTCAAACTCTTCGTCTTTAATTATACCAACATTTACTGCACTCAATATACATAATGCAATCTCACCGTCACCATCGATATGTTGTATTGGGTCTGTCGGTAAAGTAATCTCTTGACAAAGATTACTCATGTTTACTTTGTCAAGAAAACTACTATGAGAATTACTGTGGTCTATATTCATGATATAGATTCTGCCAGTCTCCGCTCTCTCTTTCAATAGATCGGTAAATAATTCTCTTGCACTAACTTTTGATTTGGGTATTGATGTTGCTCTCTCGTATTTTTCATACATCTCATCAAACTCTGGTGTGCCGAATGCATCATACAAATCAGGCACATCATGAGGACTGAACAATGTAATATCTTCATTTGCAAGAAATCTTTTATAGAATAGTTCTGATAACTGTATACTATAATCTAACTTTCTTACTCTGTTATCCTCAGTGCCTTTGTTATTTTTGAGAACAATGATGTCTTTGATTTCTTGGTGCCATATAGGAAAGTGAACAGTTGCACTTCCGCCTCTGACACCATTTTGTGTGCAACATCTAACTGTTGATTCAAACTTTTTAAGGAATGGTATAACTCCAGTATGTTGAACTTCACCTCCTCTAATTCTACTTCCAAGTCCTCGTATTCTTCCTGCATTTATCCCTATCCCCGCTCTCTGAGCTACATATCGACCAATCGCCATATCACTTGCAAATAATGAATCTAATGTATCATCACTATCAACTAGAACACACGATGCAAATTGTTTTAGTGGTGTTCTCACGCCTGCCATGATAGGTGTTGGTATGTTAATTTTAAAAGTAGATATCGCATCGTAATATCTCTTCACATAATCTAGTCTTTCACCGTTGTCATATCTCATAAACAATGTCATTGCAATTAACATATACATGAATTGTGGTGTTTCGAATATTTTGTTTGTTGATCTATCTTGAACTAGATACTTATCTACGACTTGTTGTAGACCTGCATATGTAAATTCTGTATCTCTACTATGTCTAAGATACGAATCTATCTTATCTAGTTCTTCGTCTGTATAGTGTTTTCTTAAATCTTTTGTGTATAGACCTGCATCTATGTTTCTTTCTAGAATGTCTTTGATGTGTGGATATATTTCACTATCTTTCCACTTTGTGTTGAATACTTGTTTCTGAATCGCAAACAATAATAATCTAGATGCGACAAACTGATAGTTAGGTGATTCTAAACTAATCAGATCACTTGCACTCTTAACAAGTATCTTTTGTATTTCTTGTGTTGTTATACCGTCATAGAATTGTAGACCACTATTCATCTCTACAGAAGACTCAGAAACACCTGTGATGCCTCTACATGCCTTTTCAACCATTCTATGTATTTTATCTAGATCAATATTGACTTTTGAACCGTCTGACTTTACTACTTTAATTTCTGAGTTCATATTTTTTTATACTCCACCAATTGTAATTTTGCAGAGAGACCTTTAACTGTATTACGATTGATGATTTCTAACACTTCGCTTTCACTCAAACCACTCATTATCATATCGTTAATATCTTTACAATCTTTTATTCTCTTATCATTCCAGATGCACACACGATAACCAAGTCTAATAACTTCATCTATCTTTTTAATTATCTCTTTATTTCGTGGCTCATTGTCATAGATAAGTATTACTTGATCTTTTATATCTTCTGGTATTTTCTTAAAATCACTTCCTGCAACTGCGATTGCGTTAGGAAGGAATAAACTATCTATAGGTCCCTCTGTCACATAGATAGTTTTTGACCTGTCCACATTGTTAAGGTTGTAGATGAGTGGAACATCATCTCGGAATCTCATGGTCAAATATCGCAAAGGCGAATCATTTATCGCTCTTGCAGTAAGACCAATTAAATCCCCATTCTCATTGTAGAATGGCAAAACAATTCTAGGGTCATTACCTAACACTCTATCTTTATATTTATCAGACAATAGATTGAGTGATTGTGCCTGTGTCACAAACCACATATCTCTCATCATGTATTCTGATATCTTTCTATCTAAGAGATAGTTTCTCGCCTCTGATTTCTCAGATACAGGAAAGGCAACTGCCGTTAAACTGTTATCTTTTTTATTTAGAATTTCTGTTCTTGGAGTGAACTTAAATTTGTCACTCGATAACATTTTTTTCTTAGGTTTGTGACCTCTCTCTGATAGAAATTCTTTGAGATACTCTCTATGTATAGTAGGAAAATTCTCTTTCAGAAAGTTTACACTTGATGTCGTTTTACCACAGTTATGACACTTGTATATGAAAGATTGTTCTTTTACAAAGTGATAACCTCTCGCTTTGTAAACATTTCTTTGTGAGTCGCCACAATAAGAACATCTATGATTGAGTGTATTCTCATTGAGCCACTTCGCCCTGTCGAGATTCGACATGACCATAGATAAATATTTTCTTTCCAACCACAGCATTACATCTATTATACTGTGTGATAGTAGTATTTACAAGTCTTTTTTACTTATATTTTTGAGTTTATTTTTAGGTACTTGAATGACATATCTGTTTTCAACAACCTTTGGTTTGTCTTGTTCGATTCTTCTTGCAATCAAACCTGTTGATGATACTAATAGTAGCACCGCTAATGGGTCAAACACAAAGATCAGTGCGTAAATCACCCACCTTACGGCGTTGTCAAGGTACTTGACACTCTCATCTTGACCATATATGACTTCTGCCACATATTTGATTGGACCAATCTCCGCCTCTTGTTCTATCTGTAATCTCTGTAAAGGTAATTTGTCTTCATTTAATTTTACTATATCATCTACTAATATGTCAATATCGTTTGCAATTTCTATTCTCTCGTCTCTCTGTCTTCTATCAATATAGTTTCTATCCTGTGATCTTGCAGTGTCAATGATGTTATCTAGATTCGCAACTCTATCTTCTAGTCTATCTAATTGTGATTCTTTTGATTCTATTCTCTTGTCAATGATAGACATCTCTAATGTGTAAGAGTCACCTACAAGTGTTGTTTCTATGTTTGCCTTTGATAGATAACCAAATATACCTAATGATGTAATCAACATCAAGACACCTACTGCCGTGACAAGATAATATTTCATGTAGTTTAATTTGTCCCACGCAATATGTAAAAAGGCGGCCGTGACTAACTTACCAACTTCTAATGCAGTCATCATAACTATAGTGCCGATATAGGCGCCTGCAAATATAGTCGCCATACCTATAATCGAAAAGTAGGCGGCGATACCTGCAATGCCCACTGATGTAAATAGGGCGAGCCAATTTAAAAATTTTAACATATATTAGTCGTATCTTTTTAGTATTCTTGTGTAGAGTTGTTCAGTATCTTTCTTATTCTTCTTTAGATATTTACTTCTACTTCTAACTAAAGGCGTGTCTGTAGATACGGCACTGCCTGTAGCGTTCACTGGTGCATCTTCTTTTAATTCATAATCAAAATCTAAATAGTCGTTCAGACTATCAGCAAGTTTAATGCCTGCACTGTAATCCATAGGATAATGTAAACCTGCATTTATACGACCATACGCACATTTGTCTGCCATTATTCTTAAATTTTTCTTATGTTCTGGATATTTTTTACCATAGAAATTTGCAACAACATATGGTTGCACTGTGTGTCCTGAAGGATATGAAGGAGTAGATGCAGTGCCAGTTTTTAATTTGTTTAGTTTTACTTTATACTTTTCTGCAAGTTGATATGGTCTAGGATAATTAAACATGTTTTTGTAGTGTCTGACGACTGGTCTACACTGATTTTCTATAAAATCCATTAAGTTTTCATTATATTCTAGATCATTCTCGTCCATGTATGTTTTGATGTAATATGATGAATCTTCATCTGTGTGTATGTATTCTTGTTTCTCTTGATCAGTTGCATCATTTACCTCTGATACAGTCTTCATCATTTGTTCTTTCGCTTCTTTACTATTTGGTGCAGGTGGTTTCGGTAAAACTATTTTGTCCCAACCTGGTTTAAATATTTTGATTTCATCGTATTTTACAGATTTAAGTTTTTTTTCATCATCTTCATATTTCATCTCACTCATGTAGATGACATTTTCTATGAATAGATTAGTAGACATCTTCTGCTGTAAAAAGAACTCTGTCTTGTCCTATTTTACCCTCGTATATTTTGATGCCATATACAAGTGTGTATTCATGAACATCTTGAATTTGTGTTTTTGCAGGATAGACTTTAAAATCACCAGACTCATCCCAATTTTGTTTGAGTTGTTGTCTTAAACTGAAATGATACCCACCGTTTATTCTTCGTGTGCATAATTTACCGACTTCCATAGATTCTGTAATTACTTCTGCATCTATCTTGTCTAATTCTTTTGCATGTCTATAGAAA